CAAATTAAATCAGTATTTAATCAAGGGCAATACGACCGCACCAATCCTGACATACGTTTCTCAGTAGCCCCATCAACCGAGGCTTTAGTTGACTCGATGGGCAAGTTAGATGCAGAAGAAAAAAATGTATTAACCCGTTTGGTTGATGGCTTCAGAGATAACAAAGACGTAGACAACGTAACTAAGTTCCGCACCAAACACGTAGACGCAGCTGCAACTATTGAAAGTCGTTTGTCTAAAAAATTCAATGGCGCTGTACGAGATGCAATCGGAGACTTAAACCCGATGGGGTTGTACCGTCAAGCTCAAGACTACACCAAGTTATTATTGGATTACTTCCAAAGGGGTGCAATTGAAAAAGACCCTGTTACAGGTTTGTGGAGAGTTACAAACCAATCTAATATTAGACCGCCTGCCGATGTGTACAAAGACATTAAAGCATGGGGCGCTAAAAACGGTTATTCTTTTGATCGTGCCACACAATTGGCAAGCCGTATATTAGAGGGCGTGCGCCTTGATGAAATGCGTAAGTCCAACAAGACAAACGGTACGTCGTTTATTCTGCATCTAAAAGACCATGAAATAGATCAATTGGTTGCCGAATACAAATCCCAACCCGAGTTGCAAGCTATTAGCAAGTTGATGGATGACGCCCGTGTTGCTTTGGTTGACCACATGATTCAAGTAGGCAGGTTAACTCCTGACGATGGCAAGGCTTGGAAAGAAGTAATAGGTTATGTGCCGTTTGATCGTATTGACGATTTTGCAGAAAAGTTTAGCAAAGTCAAACGTTTATCAGGCAAGGGCATTGCACAAGTTGGCAGGCTGCCAGAACTGATTGGTTCCGAGAAACGACCTGTGGGCAATGTGTTCGATAACTACATGAATACTTTGGGATGGATGATTGGTCAAGTTACAAAGACTGATGCAACCATCAATACGCTCAAAAACTTAGAAGCCCTTGGACAAGCTAAACCATTAGGCGTAAGCCCTGGGTATGAATCCAACACAGTCTACGGATATGTAAATGGAGAAATGCGATACTGGGCGCTGCCAAGCAAGTATGATGTGTTGGCATTCAAAGACTTGAATCCTCCAAAAATGTGGATACTGCGTGCGCTTGGGGAATTCTCAAACATCTTACGTACAGCCGTAACCGCCTTGCCTCCTTTTGCTTTGAAGCAGGTAACCGATGATGTTCAGCGTGCCCTATTGACATCAGGTGTTAAGAACCCTGCGGGCTTGTTGTGGTCATCCCTTACCAACTTCCCCAAATTAGCGCTTGCAGAACTCATGGGTGTACAGCACCCCATGATTAAAGAACTGAGTGAGTTTGGTATCGTAGGCCAGTACGACTTTGTAAACGGAAAGCCTGCCGCATCCCTACTTGCAGATTTAGGGTACAAACCAAGGGGCTTTGTAAAAGGCATGTTACATAAGTTAGAAGGCATTACCCGTGCATCTGACTTAGCCGTGCGTGCCGCTATTTACAAACATACTCTGAAAGAAAATAACAACGATGTGTTGTTGGCGCAGACCCGTGCTCGTGAGTTTATTAACTTCCGTCGCCGTGGATCAAGCGAGTTTACCAATGCAATGGTAACAACCGTGCCGTTCTTTAATGCGTACGTTCAAGGTATGGATGTGCTATACCGTTCCGCATCTGGCATTGATTCCAGTTCTTCTGTGGGTCGAGCCCAAGCCCGTGCTTTGTTCTGGAACAGAGCCGCCGCTGTAACTACATTTAGTTTGATGTATGCAATGGGTAAATCAGATGACGATGATTACAACGAAATGGATCTTCGTACCAGAGATAACAACTGGATATTTGGCAATGGCGTTAAGCTATCAGTCCCAGGTGAGTTGGGTGCAATATTTAAAGTCATTCCTGAACGTGTTGTAGAGTACATGCGTCGTCATGGAACGCCTGAAGAACAAGAAGCCAATGAAGCAGTTCGCACAACCTTTGCAAACATGTATGAGCAATACGTTGGTAAGGTAACGCCTGTACCACAAGCGCTTAAACCTGTGCTTGAAGCCGTGACTAACTATTCATTCTTGACTGGCAGACAGCTTGAGGGTATCCACCAAAAGGGCATGCTCCCCAGTATGCGTACCAATGAGACTACGTCTGAATTGGCGTTGGCAATTTCCAAATACGCAAAAGATACAGTTGGTGCTGAGATATCCCCAATCATGATTGACAATTCGTTGCGTGGGTATCTAGGATCAACTGCCGCCATGACTACAATGGTGACTGACAGTTTGCTAAACCCAACTAGAACAGATAGACCCCTGCATAAGTGGGCATTGTTCAGCAACTACATGTATGATCCTGTTGGCACACGACGCATAGGCGAGTTCTACGAGACTAGAGAGAAAGTTGGACAGTTGCACAACAGTTTGACTGAGTTGGCTAAAGTCGATGTAAATGCGGCAATTGCATTCCAAGAAAAGCATGCTGACCAATTGATGCTTAACTCGTATGTAAACTCTACATTGCAACAGTTGGAAAACACTAGAGCTTACCGCAAGTTTTTAAACAGTCCTGATGGCGCTCAAACAATGAGCAACGAAGAACGAAATAAAGAATTAGAAGAAATCAAAAAGTACGAAACCGAAATCGTACGTTGGCTACGAGAAGCCAAAGTAGAGATTGCAAATCAGTAAGTACGCCAAACCCTAGCGCCATACCGCCCGTATTCACAACGGGCTCGTACTTCTAATTTATATTGCAGTTGTTCGGCAATAGGGTCAAGAATCTTTGCTATTTGCTTTGGGGTTGCAGTAGTGGGTAAAAAGAAAGATGCCCCGACAGTTAGTTTATCCCAGTAAATAAAAAACTCCACGCCGCTGATCTCAACGACGTTGAGCTCTTTATTCTTCGCTGTCGGTTGATTTAAAGGAAGCTGTGCTGACACCTATAGCCGTCCCGTCAAAACAATAACATCTGACATTCAAACCGCTTAAACTGCCAATAGCGCCTGCGCCAATACGCTTAGTAACTGACAATCCATTATTCTTCATAATACCTGCGGCAACTAAATGCTTGATGCTTTCACGCACGTCCACCTGACGCTTGGTGAAGTAAGCCCTGAAGTCTTGAGCAGTAATAAACAACTCTTGGGTATCAGGTTCGTAGCGTTGTTTCAAGCCTTGACGAGGAGAAATAATTGGTGCAGGGGGTACAGCACTATTAGTCGGGTTATCAATCACAAGCGTATTGTTTATGTTCTCATTAATAAAACCTGACAAAGTTTCCTGCGCCACCATCAAGGGGCTTCCAATGTTATTGGCATTTGCAATCCTGTTTTGCTCAACGGTGCTCAAAGCGTATGTATATACGCGGGGTATATCTAACTCATGCAACTCACAGTTTTTGGCAATAAGCCCGCCCACAAACGCACAAGCCAATATGTCTGAATAGAAACGATCTGAGTTCTGCAAATTAAGCGCCGAGTCAATCTTCTTACGCATCTCAAGCAAGCTCTCCACCACTTCATCCAAGTGAGACACAACGTACTTGATAAACACAGGCCCTGCTACGCCGTAGTTGTCCGCAATCTTTCCAAAAATAACATCAACTTCAGCTTTAGGGATGCCTTCAATGCGGGACACTTCCATCTCAAACACCCTACGCATCTCTCCGTCAGCCGTGCTCTTTAAAGCCGCAAGTTTATCCACCAATGATGCGTTTGATGACGTTAATGTAATCGTACACCACTTGGTATTGTTGGCACGCAACTCATTTACTTTCGGCCCCATACGGTGTTTAGCTCGCCCTTTGGTAGCTCCATATGCGGTATTGGAAAGCTCTTCATCAGGTGCATTGGTAATCTCGTCAATCGTAAATGCAATACTGTTCATCATGCCAAGCATGTGCATCTTGGAGTTATAGGTATCCTCCTGTGTCATTAACAATTCTGTGGGATGACCAAAGATTGAGTTGACCATCATCTGAGCCGTGGTTTTGCCTGACCCTGATGCGTTTGACTTGAGGTGAACCAAAGCTCCCTTGACTGCTTCATTGTTTAGAAGTTTTAGTAAAGGTGCGCCAAAGCCAAAGAACAACGCCAACGCATGCGGTTCCATCCCGTCACGGTTGTAGAAGTTAGCCATTGTCTTCCATTCAGCAAGATCGCCTTTGGGTTTGAATGCAGGGGCTAACTGCCGAGTGCCACTAGAAGGAGGAGCTAACTTAACCCCGCTTGCCGTGTACTCTAACTCCCCAACAACAAACCCAAGCAAGTCAGGAGTCCACCCCATTTGACTTCTTGTTTTGTTCGCAGAGAACTGCGTCTGTAATTTTCTAATGCTATTTGCAAAGTATCCCATAAGTAAGTCCAATTGTTTTCCGTAAGCAACTACTCCGTTGTCGATAAGAATTTCACGCATCGCTTCTTTTGAGAACAAGTCAGATACTCGTGCATGAAACCGCCTAACGCCGTCTAATGGCATGTGCAAGTTAATGCCTACCATTTCCCCCTCTCCGTCCCCGTGCTCATCGGAGTCAAAGAAGCGTCCTGTTATATAAAGGTCTCTCGAATAGATTTCAACCTCTACGTCATTTTCCCCAACCCTATCACTGCGATATATACCACCCTGCGCTCCCCTAAAATATGGATACGGATAGGGAGGTATCTCTACAATAATGCCATTAACAGTTTCCTCAACAGGCTCATCCCCTGAACTAACAGGCGTAATGTATTGCATTGCAGGATTAGGGCCTGCCACAGGCGCTTCAGTTGCAGCTTCTACTATCTTGCCCAACAAAATTGGACTTGAAATATTATGCCCGCACCCTTCGCACAATGATGGGTTATTGTCTTTATACCATGCACAAGTATACGGGCCTTTTGTTTCAGCCGCTTTTTTCTCTGTCTCATACGCGTTGTAGCCTGGATGCCCAACGGAAACTTTATGAATAGCAACGTCTTTATCCTCGCACCTAGATGCAATAGACAAGACAGCCCGCCACAATGGTTCTTCTAAAGTTGCCGCATTGTTCAAAGCATTTGCCATCTGAGCGCAACCAACTTCTTTCAAACTCTTACGCATAATCCTGACAAACGAACACTTGGGGTACTCTCCACCGCCTAACTCTCTACTTGTTTCGTCCATGCCAAACTGTTTAGCAGAACTTAAAGAAACAAGAGGAGCCACAGGTTGCGGCAGACAACTAACCACATCTGCCAACTCACAAGGTTCGCCTAAATTAAAAACAAAAACAGGACGGGCTTCCGCTTCTTTGTAATTATTAGTGTCAGGTATACGCAATATACGAGCCGCATCCGCAGTTACCGCAGGGTCTGCATGAAGCCCTTTATTTCTGCACAATTGCTTTAATGCTTTCGCATGGGGCAACCATGTCGCTAAGTCAATGTCCTCTGTTAAAGGCCAATAGACATGCACGCCACCGCCAGAACCAACCAAAGTTGGAATAGGCAATCCCGTTGTTGTTATAAATATACGTAACGCTTTGCAAGCCTCCGCAGAATCAATGTAAGGCTTACCAATACCGCAATCTATATCTAAAAAGAACGAACGTAAAAACGCTACGTTGTCTGCTGTACGACCAAGAGCAGGGTCGGTAAAACTAGCTAATGCAAAATATGCATCAACTCCTTGAGCATCTAAACCTTGACCAACCAAATTAATGGTAGATATATCTTGGTGAAATGATGGTTTTACTTTTTTGCTTTTGATTCCTACCGCACAATAAGCCCCCTGACTGGGAAGCACAATGTCGAGGAAATTGTTCACAAAGCCTCACTAAGAACGCCAGCTAACCATTAGTTGTTGCATTAGCTCTTGATGTTTTTTGTGTGGACGAAACTTACCTGTAAACCAGTTGTATACAGTTGCCCGAGATACACCCATAGCGGAAGCCACCGAAATCATCGGCATCTCCCGTTTAATGCATGCTTGGGCAAACCGTATGGCTAAGTCCTTTTGGTTTGCCTCGTCCACTTTACGAACAAAAAGAGTTGAATACCCTCTTGCCGTATCACTCATCGTCGTCCGTACCCCAATCGGCTAAAACTGCGGCAACATCTTTTGGTACTGCGGCGGCTTCAGTTTTCTTGGCACGTTTAGTAGGCTCGGGCATAGGCGCATCTTTAAATGCGGAAGGCAATGCAACTACTGGTTCTTTGGATGCAACCATCTTAAACTCGATTGCTTGTTTGGCTTCGTCAGTTTGACTTTGAACCTTGGCTCCTTCCCACTCCTCTTTAGTGAGCGGACGAACTGCACGGAACTTCAACACGGGAACTGCTTCAGCCGTATCAAAACGAGCCTCAGTAACAATGCCTGTAATTGGTATGCCATGTCCTGACAAAAACTTGCCGTACGCTTGCAAAGGCATCTTGTCTCCTTCAGCACGACCAAAGAAAGATTTAGCGGGTACTGACAAACGATAGATGTTTCCATTGATATCATTCTCAAGCGCAACTGCCAAACGTTTGCTGTAACGGCACGCACGAGCTTTACCTTCACCTGAGCCTTCAATGTTTTGAGGGCAGCCTGTACAAGTAGCGTTTTGTGGGTTTGTTACTTCAGGATTGGGTTTGTCACCCTCTGCTGACCAACAGGATGGCTTGATGTCTTTGCCTTCTTCGTACTTCTCTGCATAAAAGGTTCTTGTTACGCCTTTACCACTTGCGATTACAACCAAGTTCATTGAACGGTCTTCGTTCTTTGCAACTTCTTCACCACCAACAATCATGCGCCACACGCCACCCTTGATAGAGATTTGTTTGCCACCTGAACTGCCTGCAATGTCTCGTGTTGTGGCATCAGATGCCTCACGTAAATAGTCAGGGATAACTGAAGAACCAGATTTGAATAGAGATAGATTACTCATTTAGATTTCCTTAAAGATTTAAATTACGCACGACGCACAGTGATGCTGTACTTCGATTCGACGTTCATGCCCGTAGGCAATTTATCAGGGTTGGCTTGCAAAAATTCTTTGAAGTTACCCTGATGGATTCGACGTTCCAGAAGCTCTGGCGCATCATGCTCTTTTACGAACCGATACATGCTATCCCAATCGGAAGGCCAGTATCGAGTCTTTACAGATCGTGTGAAAGATCCATAATCAGTTTTGCCACCGTTTTGTCCAGTGGTTTTGCAAATGTCTAGAAGTTGCTGCTCTACCATTTCAAGTTGGCTTTCGAGCGTGGCGAGTTCTTCTTCCATTTCTTTACGCTTGGTTTCACGAGCGTCACGTATCTTAACGTATACTTTTACCAGTTGACTTGCATCCATATATTTCCTTTGGTTTTTTATTATTGTTGGCGCTCACATAAAGCAGTGATAGGGCGAACAACACTCTCTTTTTGCTTCTCCCCACGGCGCTAACCCGTTTCGCCAACACCCTCTATTATACACAGTAAAGTTCAATCGTCAAGCAATTTCTTGTTTATAAAGATCAACTAAACTTAAATGCATATCTATTTTGCCTTGCAGCATTTTGTACATGCGAGTTTCTACGGGGCTACCTTGCAGATGCGTGACGGTGACTTTGTTGGTCTGCCCTGCACGATGCGCTCTAGAGTTGGCTTGCATGTAGATTTCTGTAGATGATACAGGCCCCCACCAAACAACTTGGTCTGCTCTTGTAAGGGTTATCCCGTGTGCCGTAGCTTGCGGTATCAATAACAGTATACGGGGATCATCTTCAGTTTGAAATTGTTTGATAATTTCGGCACGTTTTGGCGGTGCAACATCACCATGAATAGACATGGTTGAAATCTTTCGTTTGCGTAATTCATCCTCAAGCATTTCTAAAGAATGCCTAAAGGGTATAAAAACAATAACTTTGTTTTCAGTTTCCTCAATTACATCAAGCAACGCATTCAACCGATTGCTCATGTCAAAGTGAACTACTTCTCTAGTATCCGTATACACCGCACCTTGAGAAATTTGCAATAACTTAATAAGCATAGCCGCCGCATTTGATGCGGTAATCTCTTCCCCTGCCGCAATCGTCATCATTTTCTTTTTAATGGCGTCGTAGTATTTTTGTTGTTGTGCAGTTAAAGGTACGTCACGAGTTGTGAATAACAAGTCAGGCAAGTCCAAGCATTCAAGTTTAGTAAACCTGATAGCAGGTTGTAGTATGCTATGCACGACGTCTTTTGAATTTTGTTTTGGAACCCACTTGTATGGAGGGATTTTTAGCATCACCAAGTCTCTAAACGAACCAAAGAAACGTGGCACGTTATTGGGGTTAACAAGTTTAGCTAGACCATAAGCGTCAAGGGGAGACTGAGCCGCAGGTGTACCCGTCATCATCCACAATCGAGTGTTAGTTTTAACCAATGCGGCAAGAGCTTTCCACCTTTCAGTCTGCACGCTTTTAACTGCGTTGGCCTCATCTACAATTATTAAATCGAACCCGCCGTTTATTAGTTCGTTGTGAATGACTTTAATACCATCAAAGTTAATGATAATAAATTCAAAGTTGCCTGCAACGACGGCTTGTCTTTGTTTCTTTGTGCCTTGTGCAATAGCTACGGTACGATGCATCACGGTCTTGAATAAATCAGAACGCCATGCGGTTTCCATAATTGACACGGGGCAGACAATTAACACGCGTTTAACCTTGTTAAGAGTCATCAGGTAGTCAGATGCCCACGCCGCCGCACTTGTTTTACCTGTACCCGCCTCGTTAAATACAAAGCAACGTGGATGCAATGTAAGAAAGTCAGCGGTTGTCCGTTGGTGCTCAAACGGGGAGAAAATTCCAGGCCACTTGTACCGTCCTAAAATTGGGCTTGGTACATTTTTTATTCCTAGGTTGCGTAGGAGTTGCACTTCGTCGTAGTTCCAATTAACTAAGACTCGGTCTACATCGCCATTGCTGTCGATGATCTTGCTTTTTGGGATCAGCGCTGTGATCTGTTCGGCGTTTTTAGTGTTGAATAGAAGAGCTTTATTGTTAATAATTTCCATGATAGTTGTGTTCAGATGACAAAAATAGCAGGGTAGTAAACTACCCTGCTTAAACCCTCAACCAAAGGAAATACTCGGCAACTGCTTACCAAGTATTTCTATTGTACTTTACTTTTTTCTTTCCCGTTTAGAAATTTGTGACTTTAATTTGCCGTCTTTTGTACGAGCAAAACTTCTATTTGCATTGTCGGTTGCCGCTCTAAGATTAGATAGCAACGTGGATTTACCCCCTTTACTGAGGGGTTTTATGTGGTCAACGTCCATGTTGTCGGGCAGTTTGCCATGCGCTTTTTCGTACGCACGCCTAGCTTTGTGACGTTCAGACTGGTTGTGTAGTTGTTCTGGAGTGCCTTGGTATTTGGCATACTCCTCGGCGTAGTTGCGTTTGGTTGCCATCCTAATCTCCTATTGGTGAGGGCAGTCGGTTACAGGGCAAAATTTACACAATGCACTAGCCCGTGGATTCCATATACCAAGAGCCAATGCAGCTTCTATACTATCCGCACGCCCCGCCCACTTAGACCATATCTCAGGGAGTTGTTCACGAGTGAAAACAGAACGTATTACATCTTTGGCTACAACAAATAACAACGCACCTTTAACCGTATTTACATCAGGGTGATGAGCCATAATCATTGCCGCCATCAATTCTAATTGGGCTGTATCGGCGTACCGACTTGACTTGCCTGTTTTGTAGTCGGCAACTCGGGCAATTCCTTTTTCTCGGTCAATGGCAAGGAAGTCTGGAACCCCCCTGAACCATACATCCTTATCAAAAAATCCACACGGGCTAAAGTCATGCTTGATACCCAGTTTTTCTTCGCACCAGATGTCTCCCTCCATTGCGGCGAGGGGTTCGATAAAGGATTGAAATTGAGCAAACTGTGGGGGTAATGGGGTTTTGGATTTGATATAGTCCTCAAAGGCTTTGTGGACTGCTGTTCCATACAGCATGGACTCGGTGTTTGTGGTTTTGAATCGTTTAAGTATTCGTACTTCATAATAACGTTTTGGACAACCTTCAAAGTCTTTGATTGCAGAATAGGAATGAGCGAGTGCCATAGGAGTAAACAAAGTTAGTTTTGACGCATAAGTTTACCATTTAGCAATCTCCATAGGAAGCCCCTCTACCAGACTCACACGCCAAAGGCAAGCCCTGCGCCCATTTAGGCCTCCAAGACATACACTCCTCAACGTACTTTTGCGCTACGTCAGCCTCCTCTACAGGGGCAATACAGGCTATGGCATCGTGAACTGTTAAGACTACCTTGTATCTGTTGTTAATTTTCAACATCTGTTCCGCCACAATACAACGGGCAACCGCTTGGCAAACATTCTCCACCACAAGCCCTCCGTACACCTTGGTTTCTATACCTTTACTGGAATAAACCCAATTAGAACTGGATTGAACCATTTGCTTGGTCAGATTGGGGTATTGGATATGCATGCCATTCGGGAGTGTTAACCCTATGCTATTGACTTTAATTAGTTTTCGAACGTCGATGGTGTAAGTCTGCCCATTACTCATTGCAGTTAGCGCACGATTGGCGTTCTCCCAAAGCAAGGGGATTTTGCTGTACGTATGTCGATAGGCTTGAATAATTGCCTGCGCCTCTTCGATTGTTACGTCCACCCCTGCCATGACTTTGAGAAACACTTTTAGTTTGGCGTGCCCAACGCCATACCCTGCGCCAAGAATCACCACCTTGCCAATCTGTCGTTCGGTCTTGTCAATCTGATCGGGGAGTTTGTTAAAGATTCGACTTGCCATAAGTTTGTAAACGTCTTCTTTTTTCTCGAACGCTTGGACAAGATCGTCCTGTCCTGCAAGCCAAGCCAAAGTTCGAGCTTCAATCTGAGCCGAATCGCAGTCAATGATGACGTAGCCCTCGGGCGCACGAATGGCTTTCTTGATCTTGTTAGCGTCTGTCCCACGGCTTGGTAGGTTTTGCAAATTGATCTTGTCTTGCCCTGACCACCGACCCGAGTGCGCTCCGTAATATCTAAGGGGAACAGGGAACTTACCCCTGTGCGACATGCCAATGAATCGTTCGGTACGAGTTTCTTCTAAAGTTGTTTTGTTTCCCAACCTCGCAGCAACAAGGGTTTGGACTTTCTCGTCGGGGTATTCCAGTAAAGCCTTCATGCCATCATCGGTTTTGGCAAATGCGTATGCCTCCCGCCCTGTGGTAGGGCTTATCTTCGTGGGGGGATGTACCCCAAACGACCGCAATACGGTTGCAAATTTATCATTGGACATCAAGAGTTTTTTAATGCCCTCCGTGCCTTCAGAAAATATAACATGCACAAAGTCAGGGTCGGCGTCTGCTAACATCCTGTCACGCACCTCCTCAAGCAAAGTAAGTTTGCGTTCCTTGACATCTTCTAAATGAGTTATCAACATCTGACAATCAAGCTCAAGCACAGGCTCAATATACATACGCAAGGTCAAGTCAATCAAGCGCAACTCAATCAAGGGAAACCCTTCCTCGATGTATTTTTTAAACAATAAGTAAGTTAACTCGGTGTCGTTGCAACAATACTCTGCATATTTAAGTACGTCTGTAATACTAAGATCTTTAAAGTGCTTGCCTATATAGTTAAGAACGGCATCGCCTTTCTTGCCCACTTTTTCTCGACTCGCTTGCGCTTCAAGACTGTGTGACTTATTATGCGGATGCAACGCCCTCGACATACCGAGCGTATCGCACCATACCTTTGGACTGATACCATAATGCCAATTGAGGATTGCCCCATCGAATGCGGTGTTTTGACATACCACAAACTTATCGCTCCAGTCTATTGCATGCAGGGCTTCTTCCACCTTGCTTTGTGAATGCCAAATAGCGGGCGCATCGCCTTGCTTGATGCTAATACCCATCACTTCAAACTGTGGAGATCTCACATACTCTTCGGTTGTCAACTTGGACAGGCTGTACTCTCGGTCGTAGTACGTTTCAAAATCAAGGGTTATTATGTTCATCTACGTCTTTCCGATGGTTTTCAGTTTCTTTATGCCTTGCAAGGTATCGGGCTCGGTCTTTGGCTCGTCGTTCAATGAGTTTGCGTTCATGATACGGTATCTCCTTCTGTTGGTTCAAAAAATTTGTAATTGGATCGGGCGTTTCTGATGTCATCTAAACACTCCTTCAAAACATCTAAGTTAGTTTCGTTTAGCACAAGTGCTACCCCTGCTGCTTTTTCGATTCGTCTAAGATTAGATAGTTGTATATGCGTGGGTTTGTTCTTACCCGCCTTGACTTCGATCCCGAGAAATCGACCTCTAAAACAAGCAAGGATATCAGGGGTTCCTGTATTGGCATACGCACCGCCAATGTAATTGACGGCATACGCTTCATACGCTTTAAGTATCGCATGGACTTTCTTTTTTACTTTTGATTCAGGGGTGTCAGCCATTTAAAACTCCAAGGGTTCGATGGTAACTCGGACTTTAACTACTTTGTGCATGCTCAAACGATCCATAACCAAAACGGCTTCGGCGTCTTTCATGCGCTTAAATAGTAAGTAGGGGGCGTCATCAATAAATGGCTTGACGTACTGACCCCCTTTCTTCACGATGGCAAACCTATTCGTGCTAACTTTTTTCATCGTGTGTGACTTTTGCTTCAGTTTCTATCCAAACATGAGCACCACAAGACAATGGCTTTTCGGGTGAATATACAATAACACTAGGGCCGTCAATGTATACGCGATTTGCGTAAGTGTTAGATTTATATGTTTTTACCGTAAGCACGGGATTGTTTTCGTGGTTCTTTCTATTACTTTTAATAACGTGCTGATTGACATGGATTATGGTTTTCAAAGTCCCACCCCATGTTCTTTCTCTACGTCTCGTGCCAATTGTCTCCAGTCCATGCTATGCCTATACAAAGCGTGTATGCGGTCATCGGAAAGTGGCGGTTTCTGTAACCTTGCGGTGAGTTCTATGGCATGTCTGAGGGCCTTGTCTTGCTCCTCAATCAGCATACGCATGGCTTTGATCTCCTCCACCATCATGTCACGCTCAATGGTTTTGGGGTCTGTTTCCCTTGGCGTGTAGTCTTCTTTAGCTTTGTTGATTGCGTCTGTCAATGCCGCCACAAGACCATAGCGTATTAAAAAAAGATTAGCTTCATTATCGGTGTTAAGCATCACATTACATGAGCCGTCATCGTTGTCTTTCATGTGTTCAATTTCAATCTTCATGTGTTTTTTTCCTTTAGTTTAGTTTCAATGTAATTAGCGTACTTGCGAAATCGGGCTTTATCTTTTGCATCAATGTAGGTAAAGTAATCTCGCTCCTCATCAGTCAGTCCAACCCAAGGCTTTTTATAGTCTTGGATATCGTCATCATCTTCAGTCATGATCTGTCTCTTGCGCCATCCTGAGTCTATCCCCTCACGCTTACTCATTGCGTTGACTGCTTTGTCTACGCTTGATTGCATTTGCTTTTGCATCCCATCAATAAAGCCACGCTCATATTCATCTTTTGTTTCTTCTGTCATATCGGTGACTCCTCATATCCATTAAATGTTTCTTGTTTCTCTCTACGCATAGCCTCTTGCAGTATCTTGGGATCAACACGATCAAAAGGCCACCATTGGTTTGCTTGTATCTTGGATATGATTTCTTCTTTTGTCATTTCAATGCTCCTGATATTTTTTCTAACTTACCTGTCTTCTCCAATTCTGCCAACGTACTCATGGCAGTTGCTGCTCGCTCAAGCAGGTTTACATACTTCTCAAGATTTGAAAAGTTAGCTTGCTTCTCTACCTTTGCAAGACCTGATGCCAAATCATCTGCGGCTTTGCGTACATCTCCTGATACTTTTTTGGCATGATCTCTAAACTCATTGGATAAATCCATAAAGTTACTGATACTTGTTTTAAAAGTTTTGTATCCTTCATCCATGATGTCTGTTGCTTTTTTATAGTCAGTCATAATTAGTTTTGCTCCTCTTGTTATATAAGTTCCGTTTTCACTGTCAATTTCACCTGCCAAATGTTCAGTTACATTGGCAATTGAATAAGCGGGCCCGTTTCTATCAATTTTTACAGGTTTCAAAGGGATAGTCATTCCGCCTCTCTCTTTTTGATTTCGTCTTGCAAATACCATACGGCTTTCTTCAAGTCTTCTATTGCGTCTTCTTTTAAATCACACCGCCAAATGTATTTAATTGCGTTGCCCAAGTTAAATCCCATGTGCCTTGTAATTTCAATGCATTCAACTCCTGATGGGTGCGTTGTGTAGTGAGCGGGATGCTCAATTTCTTGCGTCATAGTAAGTTTTTTTCTAGTCATTTTTGACCTCCAATTGTCCAAACAATAAACCAAATGATGAGGGTAATTGCGATTGCCCCTGTAAGAATCAAGAACCATGTAAGTATGTTTAAGAACGTATACATAATTTACTCTGAGAACACTCGTGTTAACTCTTTATACAAAGCCTTGGCTTCGACTACATTGAGTTTGTTCAGTATTTCTTCGGCAGTCCATGATCTACTTTGAAGATGCTTGATCTCAGGTTCAAACTCAGGCATAGGCACGGGCACGGGCTTGAGGGGTTCTTTAACCTTAACCTTTTTTACTGTGGGCCTGGCTATCTTGTCTTTAGCCTTGTGCGCTTTCAACGGCACGTATTCCTCAATCAAGCAATGCAACCCGCCCGACTTATCCAAAATAAAATAATTCTGACGTAGCATCTGCGCTAACAAAGATGTAATTGAGTTATCTTTAAAACCCTTTGCCATGAGCGCAGTTCGCACTTCTGTTTTGCTGCATCCTTTGTTTTGTTTAACGTAATCAAACGTCATACGAGTCACATTGTTGGTTGGTTTAAATATCTGTGGTTTCATTTTTGTTTCCTGTGGTTGGTTAATATCATTGTCCCATTCTCTGATGGCAATTTCTAAAGCAGTTTGTAAGTCAGGCATTTCTGTCTCCATCTAATATTAGATGAACAATTCCATTTGTCGGGGGTCGGTATCATTCTTGGGCAATTGCTTACCCAGTTGATGCGCTAAATCCTCGATGTCACGGAGTCTCATCTCTAGTCGTTCACACAACACTTGCACAAGTTTGCCTTGCCCATCGGCATGGCGTATCAATTCTTCATCAGTTAACATATCGTAATTCATCTGAGTCCAATTCTATAAATTCAATTAAGTTACCTTTGGCATTTGTGCGAAACCAAAGAATGAATGTGGGCGGAGGATGCTTGACTTTTTTAATATGCCCCGCAACTTTCGCCACATGGAGGACATCACGCAGCCAAGCAGGTTGTTCGCCAATCTCGCCTCGTTGATACTCCTCTCTACCATCACGCCAACCCTTGAGCACATAGCTTCCCATGTATTGCTCATATCTATACTCAATCGTGTCTTCATTCATACATCTCCTTCTGTATCACCCCAGTCAAACGCACCAAGAATCTCATCAACTTTCTGTTTGGTAAAGATACGGGTGCTATCCTCTTCACGCAACTCTTTTGGAGTTACACCTGATAATACTTCCTCAACCTTACGCCTAGCTTTCTCCAACGCAGGATCCTGAGTTATATTCATCTGTGTCAACAACTCGCACAACTCCAATGCACCTGTGACCATCGTGTCGTGAAACTTACGCTTAGTCCCATCCTCCTCGACCACCAAGCGATCACTCAGTCTAAGCAACGCCTCATGCAACTTAGACCATGAGTCCTGTGCCACCGCCTCAAGCTGAGACTCTAGACGTTTCTCATACTGCTTGATGATGTCTTGCTGAACCTCGCTCTCGATGTCGAGCCTAAAGTCCCCTGCCGTTGGTAATGGCGAGAACGATATGTCCATGCGAAACTTCTGCGCTACCTTGGCACTTGTCGGATACTCATCACGATCAAACAAAGACCCAAGCTGAAACGCCATGCTTGCGACCAAAGTGTCATACTTAACCAAGAACGCTTGCACTAGCCTATCAAACTCAATCTGATGTTTGTTCATCGCTTGCTTATATGTTTGCAGCACAGCAGTAGGTAGCAACCTTGCGCCGTAGTCATTCCAAGGCTTGGTGTATTTGTAATGGTCAGCCCTTGCTCTCGCTTGAAACTTAGTGATTGCGTCAAGCTCGGAACAATCAGCGAACAGCGACTTATACACCGATGCAGCTTTCTTTGAATTCGCACCCTTGGCATTGGTCACCTCGGCTTGCGTTTGCTTGTCTTGCTTACGCCCTGAATAGATGGACACTTGCAAGTCTACTAACATAGCGGCTCTCGCCACCCCTGCGATTGTTGATGTTTGATAATTCATTATGCGTTCTCCATTTGAAGTTTAGTTACTAATTTTCTCGTCTCATAAGTTTCGTCTGACATGATGCGCACACTCAACGCATCGGATGCACAATACGGCTCAATAAATTTAAGGTAGTCTGAATTGTCATCTCCCTTCTTGTTGCCAACATACTTGTTGGTAATCTTCTCAGCGCCATCTAACCCACGCACCAACTCTTGCATTTGATCTAATGTTAGAAGAACTGGCGTGCCCTCAATGTTAATTATGAATCTCATGTTTAATCCCAATCAGAAACAATTTCTCTACGGACTTCTAAAAGCCAATCAGCATCTTCGCTTGTTTGGCGATCAACGTCATCTATGTCTTCGCCCATACGAATGAACTCGTATTCAAAATCAAGTTCTTCGATCTCATTCAAAAACTCCATGAATTTTTTAATCTCAGAATGGTCTTCATACCACTTGACGCTGCCCATAGAAAAATCAAGAAATTGATTGCTGTCGTTCCAATTGAAGTGTTCCCCCCAATATTCCATAAACTCTTTGTATGTGGTATTCATGATGACTTTCAAACGAGCATAGGCATCTGCAACCGTTACTGTATTATCAGGATCCCCTGTAACACGAGCAGGATAAATGTGCGCTCTTACATCCGATCTGTATCCCATGATTCAATCCTCCAAGTAAATTGTTGTGCCGTATGGCGATCTAATATTAGATGAGGTCAACGCCCACATCGTAGGACAATCTGATGTGCCCCAGTCACCTACATAACCATCGCTGAATTGAATGATGGCTTGAGGTCTAATACGCTCTGCACGAAGATAGTCAAACAACACCGCACCATCCGTTCCGCCACCGCCTTTAGGCTTTAGATCTTGTATAGCGAATTGCCCATCCTCAAAGATCTGATGACCTGCGATTTCCGTATCCCAATAGATCACATGGGTTTTGCTTGGCTTTACTTCCTCGATGATAGTTTTAATTTCTGAAACGAACCGAGTCATCTCAGCCCCGCCAAAACATGAGCCTGATGTATCGAACCCGATGACTAATTCCGTCATAGTGACCCCTAACATCGAGGGCATATAAATATCCTCGGCTAAGTATCTGCGATTGGGTCTGCGCCATGATGCCTCATCACGACCTTGGCATACCTCTTGAATGAATTCACGCAACACCTTACGCCAATCAATCTTGGGATTCAAGATGTCACCGAACGCACCATCCGAATTACCTGCGCCCTTACCTGCTAACTTACGACGCATGATCTCGCCTTGCCGTATTGCACGCTCGATCTCTTTGGCTCGACCTTCCTGAGTCTCTTTGCCTTGCTCTTTGGCTTTGCCCCATTCGTGTTCGTCGAACCCATCCCCTCCTTCCTCGTCTCCTTCTTTACCGCCCTTGTCATCCTCGAGGAGATCAAAGATTTGTTTAACGGACATACCACGATACTGCTCATCGGGCACGACACCTACGTCCAACATCTTTATAAACCCTTCACCTGCATCCATATCCACTAACGATAAGTTAACGAAATGATCTGCGGCTATGTTGGCTTTCCGAGGATTTTCTTCATGCAATGATTGCCACACACTCAGATGCCTATATGCCTTATGTGTTGCCTCATGCAATACCAAGAAACGCAATTCCTCTTGTGTCTTGGCATGAGTCTCAATAAACTCAGGGTTGTAGATTACATTCCATCCGTCCGTTGCGGCAGTTGGAATGTCCTTGCTTACCTCGACTGACCCACACGCTAAGATACCTGCATACGAGCAGAACTTCTTATGTTGCATGATGTCGATATGGGTTTTCTTGATTCGGTCTTCTACTTGCATTTTGTTTCCTTTGGTTAATCTAATATTAGATGGCAACTTTGATTGGTATCAATTCGTTATTGTCAAACTTGGCACAGAGTTGTTTTCTGAGTTCGATCTCCTCGTCTGTCTTGATAAGACTTATTAGTTCCTTGGTTTGTTCGTTCAGCTCTTTATTGGTTACTCTAACCATATCGTTAAACTCTAATGTGCGTTTATTATTCAGAGTTTTCATATTGCCTTCGTAACTTCTGTTTACCCACTCGGAGTGATACTTGTCGCCATCTTCTTTTTTTAGCATGGTCAGCATCTTGTCGGCACTAAACCACTCAGCAAGTTGCTCACGCTCTTGGTCATTGAACGCACGATGAATTCTGAATTCAATGTATCCATACCTATCTTTCACATAAGATAAGTGATGCTCTTTGGTAAGCATTTTGGTAATGCGTGCGGCATGACTTGAATAGCCCCCTTTCATAATGCCTGTCAATAACATCCTCTTGACGCTGTTACGCATCCGAGTAGTTAAGTTGGCAGGGTTGATATGGGCGCTGACTTCCACGCCCGCAGTTTTTAAGTCTCTAGCAATGTCATAAATAGTAGGCATCATTTTCTCCAAACAAAAAGATCTAACACAACACAAACAAAGGCGCATATATACACAAGCACCAAGAACCATCTATACCAATTAAAGTGACGCATGGGGTTTCTCCTTCAACTCTAGTAATGCAGTTTGTAAACGATACGCATCCTTAGATAAGGGTGCATGGGGAGGGGTATAGGCTTTGCCTATGCGACTGGGGTTCCAATCTTTTTTGATCTTCACCACAGTCGAGCCGTTTGATTGGCGTTCAAGAATTAACATATCAACTCCATCTAATATTAGAAATACTTGCCGAGCTTAGATGCGGCTTGTGTGAATTTACGATTGCGACACGCCATGCCTACCTTGGATTTGTTAGATGCCAAAGATGTAATGAACAAAGCATGAGCCTCGAACGATGGGATGCGACCCGCATAATCCATCACCGCATCCAATGTTGTTTCAGTCACACGACCTGCCAACATGAACGACAAGATAAACAATGCACCTGCGCTACTTTGATCGGGCACTTTGGTTTTCATTGGGTCTTTGACAATGTTCTCGAACAAGGGCAGTTGATCTGCAAGATGCACCAAGGCATTCATTAACTGAGCCGCAGATGAACCTATCGTGCCTTCCAATGCAGGTAGGGTTGCGTCCCCCAACACATCACGCTGTTTGATGATGTTCGATGCCTTAGCCAAAGATCTAGGCGAACAGAATGTTCTTGTGTTGCCGTTGCGTGGGTCAAAGATGTAAGGGTTCTTGGTCTTGATATCCAAGTCGGTATAACAATCGAACACCTCGGGATTTTGTTTGGCGAACGCCATGACCTCGGGTGATATGTTATTGTCGGATGCCCACTCAAGCCAGTCTTCAACACTCGGATTGGACACGACCAACTCAGTCATACGATTGTATGCATGGGCAGGGATGTTATCTCCGACCCCATCGGTATCAAGATTGGTTGTCGCAAACACGATGCTACCAGTTGGCAGATCGACATCACCCAAGCGATGCTCAAGAATAACAGGCAACAACATATTCAGAACAGGGCGAGATGCTTTGCCGAGCTCATCTAACATTAGAAGAACAGGGCGGTTCTGATTGCGACCCACACCAAACCTAGCGTTCGGTGCGTAGTTGGTTACCATCGTCTCACGATCAATCACAGGCATACCAAGATCACCGAGATCAAGATTAGCTACGTCGATGTAACATGGTAAGTAGTCAGGCAACTCATGTGATAGAAGTCCAAGGATGGCTGACTTGCCAATCCCAGGCTGACCTCGCATTATGAATGTGTTTGACGTTCCGCAGTTACGAACAAGAGTTGCGCATTGTTTGAGAGTTACTTTAGATACAGATTTCATTTGGTTTTTCCTTAGTTGTTTATCTAATATTAGATGATTACACTTACGCCCTACTTACACTTGATATATGTCGGTGGGCACTACGACATACATATCTTTTTTTGCTGCTTGCATGATGCGAGACCATGCAACTTGTGGGGACGCTTTGTTGTCCCCCCATCCTGAACCAAATGCGGCTTGTGCAATGATGCTCATCCATTCATCGCTCTTATCAGGATTGGTTATTGTTTCGTTTAGTCGGTAGGTGCTTGCACCGAACCTATCTTCTCGATTAACTTGCGACCACAATACATTGAACACTTCACGAAAGCCTGACTCTTTGATTTCGTTTAATAACTCTTTGGTTTGAGCCTTGTCTAAAAATCGACGTTCAAAACATTTCTTTTCGCTGAGTAGTTTACAGTCGGCATCAAACTTCATGCCGTCATAGAACCTATACTTTGTGCCATTCACACACATAATCTTTTGGGACAGGCTAAACTTATTGATCGACCCCATCCACATACTGCAAGCGAAGTATCTAAGCGCTTCGTTCATACGAATGACTGTTGTGGAATGTGAGTAATACCCTTCGGTGTCGATGATGAATGTGCCATCAGGATATGCTTTGATGATGTCGGTTCGCCACAAACGCACAGACATATAGTCGGCGTGCTTTATCACAAGAAAGCTATTACGCCAACGCTGACCCTTGTTGGCAGGGGCGCTACCTTTGTTTGCACCACGCTTGTAAGCATGACGCTCGAGATGTTGTTGAAGGTGTTGATACATATTCATTTTGTTTTTCCTTTGATTGCTATCTAATATTAGATGGTTATGTTGTGCGTTTTGGATTGAGTTGCTTGAGCATCTCGGGGTCGGTGAATAACATATAGTTACTCTTATTGAGAGGGGCGATTGTGTGTCGCACCTTCTTGGCATCTGCCTCACCACAGGTAAGGCATGTTTTGTAACCGAGCTTGGCTCGGGCAGGGGGAACACGCTCGTAATAACATTGCGTGCAGATCAGTTGATGGTAGTGGGGCATGATTAGTCCTAGATAAATAATACGGGTTCACATTGTTCTCTAATAAACTCTTCTCGCTCAAGCAATAGCGTAATCATTCCTTTTTCGTTGAATGATTTCCAACCATCACATACGCTGCACCCATCTTCATGCGTGGGGCAGGGTTCGCCTAACAGTTGCATTGCCTCCGTTTTGTTGACGGGAACTAATACCCTAAGCCATATTGGTAAGTTGTTCATTCAAAATCCTTTTCTTGTAGAGGGGGTAACACAACGGCATCTTCAAACATTTTGAGCAATTCAAGACAGCTCTCATGTGTCTCGCTACCTACGCAGGGCTCGCCATACCCAAGAGGCTTGTGCGTATCCTTGTCGTAACTAACTTCTTTTAGGCAATACCAATCGTCCCCTCCATTTTCAGAGGGCACATTAACAATGCGATGATTCCAATAAAAATCCATGATGTTTCCTTTGGTTGATGATGCGGATTGCATCCCATAGCCCACTAAGTTAATGAGCTATGAGCTTAGTCCGTAGATAAGCAAGGCTTTGCCTTTGCTACGATAGAGTGTGTCGGTGTGATTTACTGGCATCTAATATTAGATAGCCATCCCACATCCCAAGCATTCATGTTTATTTCTAAACAGAGGACTGCACCCATTTAGGTAGTATGCGTATGCTTTCCACATTGCTATCTGTTGCACTTGACACTAGCCCACGGCAACTTACACCACAATGTGACCCGACTGACTACGGGACATCTATTCATGCAGGGAGATTCTTCATATCCGTTCGGGGTATTTGAACGATGGGGCTTGTATGGGCAGGGATGTTAGGCATTGCAGGGATCCTCAATGAATGGGGGTATACAAACTTAAAGCACAAAGGCTTACATAGGCACATAACATATACATCATACTTACCGACACCGAGCGCCCTCTTGTTTTTGGCGTATCGTCATCTATTGCACTTCTTCCTTGTGGAAGCGATGGTTTAGTTTAGTAGTTAGTCATGGTCATCTAATATTAGATGGTTAGATCTAACTACAATGTTTAGTAAATTTTTAATGAGCAAAGGCGCAATATATAGGGCTACCTGCCGACTCGGAACGATCTCCCAGTCGATATGTCTATTGTAACACAAAAGCTAGACAATGTCAAGTGTTTTAGACCGAGATGGCAACCCGAAAAAAGGCATAGAAAAGGGGCTAAAAAGCCCCTCCAAGTGGTTCACCAAGTATTCAACTTCGTTTCATACATCTAATATTAGATGCCTACTTTTTCTTGTTCCGCAAGTTGTCCTCATGGTGATAGCAGTTCTTGGCTTGGGCAACAGTTACATTGTAGCGTTTGGCAGTTGCTTCGGGGGTGTTGCCGTTCCAGATGTCCAAGTAGATCTGACCCGATAGTTTGTTCTCGATGAGCTCGTCAATGTCATCGTCCTCGATGCCCCAGTCTGCGTAATGCTGTTTGTTTTGGGCTTTCTGCTCGGGCGTGAGTTTGGGTTTGGGCTTTGGAAAGTCCGTCATAGTGGCAGGGAAGTTCCGCATGATCTGGTTCACACGATCTAAGGATAGACTAAACATAACGGCAACTTCTTGCCGTGACTTGCCTTGCTTGACGAACTCGGCAATCGAGGAGTTGCGTTCTTGGATTGCTTGTGCTCGGGCAGCGGGTGAGCCTTGGGGTAGTTTTGCCTTGTCTCGGGCATCTAATATTAGATTGACTTCAGCACGGACAATGTCACGGATTGCGGTTTGGACATCTTCGTTTTGGTCGATCATCAGCATTAAACCGATGGCGTGGAAGGGTTGGACTGTATTGTTGGACACGGGTTCTCCTAGTGGTAATGGTTGATGTTGTTGCAGTAGTGATAGTAACAGAGATACCTACGCCAAGTCAAGTGTTTATCTAATATTAGATGGTTTTGAATGGTAAAGTATTCATTTCGTGTAACTTTGTAACGCAGATGTAACGGGAGTTGGGAAAATTGCGTGACACGAGGAGAGCCTTATAAACATTGAAAATATTGCGGGTTCACCAGCTAATGTAGCGCTGTAACAGAGAAAAAGGGTAGATTTCCTAAGTAGGGTATGGGCGTGATAGTTATGGGCGTTAAGATGCCAACAACAATTACTACTACCATGTAATTCTACGGAAGGTATACCAAAACTGCGTTACAGCGTTACATATATATATTATTTTTTATTTTATTCTTCTTTAGTGTTACTTTGCGTCATAGTTGCCATCTAATATTAGATGAAATGAATACTTTTGCTTTCATCCTTGCGTGTAACGCAAACTCTGATTTTTGCGTAACATTTGCGTTACAGCGTAACATGGTCTGTGTCAAGTGTTGGACTCTCCCACACGCACTCTCTCACCCACTCGCACGCTCATTCACGGTCAAACTACTATGACGATTT